CATGGATCGGACTGAACCGAGTTGTTTTTCGACTTCCCATTTATGATCTAACAGAAATGGTAGGTCTATAACATCAGCTTCGGTTAAATCAATCGCGTACTTCCAGCCCTTCGGCTTAACAGGAATACGCAAGCTAGCCGTGTCTATAATCTCGCCATCTCGATCTAGTGAAGGATCGGTTGCGACAAGTCGCATCCATTTCTCACCTTCCGGAACAGCGCTTTTTACAGAGATATGAGCGATCGACTGTTGTAAATCAGTCATTTAATTGCCTTAAATTAGTTTAACAACTCTGCGAGCGTTGAACGTTTGTTCATAAATGCTCATTGCTTTGTCTACTCTTATTATAACTTCTCACAAACTAGAGTGTCTACTTAGTAGCAACCTTGGACTCACTTTTAACCGCTTTAGCAGACTCGATGCCCCTTTTCTCCAACTCATGTTCTACTAGGCTTAAGTTCTGCTGGACATTGTTTAATTGCTTCATCAAACGAAAGCCTAAGCTCTCTAGTTGCTCTACACTCAACTCTTCTAGATTAATAGTTTCCTGCATGGTTGTCCTCCTAAAATTATATTATTTAACTTGTTGGGGTTATGTATACCACAAAAGAGACGTTGGTACCTACCGGATTGGTGGCCCAAGTCGGCGTTACCCATTTCAGCTCGATATAATCACCAGCTGCCACAGTGATATCTAGATCGGTTTTACTAAATACGTTACTTGTAGCGCTATTGTCTACCGCAGTAGATACGGTGGTATCGGTGGTATTATTGAGACGAATACTGATTGTAGAGGCTTCGTTGGATCCATTGCTCGTACCGTTAAAGAAGAAAGCATAACAAGCCTTTATCTTACCAGCTCTGGGTATATATATACGATTGGCAACGGCTGAGGTGGCTAATGTGTTTCCAAAACGTGAACCAATATAATAAGTTGTAGCGTCGTTTGGACTAGTAGCCGCCGCCGCTCCTTGCACCGTATAACCACTAGAATTTGCTACAGTGATACTCCCACCAGCATTAGTTATAGAAATACCATTTCCAGCGGTTAAAGTAGCCTTGTCCAGCGTATTACCTGTAGAATTACCTATCAATAATTGACCATCAGTATAACTGGTCTGGCCTGTACCACCTTTGTTAACCGCTACTGTGGTGGCGCTCCACGTGCCAGTAGTTATAGTACCTAATGTAACTATTGAGCTCTGCCCCGTATAAGTACCAGCAGTCAAAGTGCCGGTAACTATTAACGAATCATCTGTCTTCAAAGTGTCAGCTGCCGACCGATAGAGCGTAGTATCTGTGCCTAGTGTGATAACTCCTGCAGAGCTTATAGATAAAAGCTCTGTGCCATTGTTCTGAATATATATAGTCTTGCCCGAGGATCGGTTATCAATATTAAGTACTGGGCTGGTATCAGCTGTAGTTAGAGCAGCTATTCTTGCTAAACCATTTGAGGTTGATACAGTATTGGTACCATTAGTAGCAACATTGAGGCAATAACCGCCAGAGGCGTTAAGTGTATGTTTATAGCCAAATTTACCAAGTATATCGATTGAGGCTGAGGTTTGAGTAGTAGGACTTTGATGGGTTATACCAATAGCTGCTCCGACACCATATTGGCTAATACCTATGACACTACTCGTAGAGGGGTTTGTCGGCCCGTTGGTGAATTGTGCCAATATAGAAGTCCCACTGGCACTTGAGGGATTGTGATTAACCATGAAGGCGTTACCCGTCGGGTTGGTACTCTGTATCTCAACAGTTGAGTTCTGGAAAGTAATCGGTGCAATGTCGTACATGTAGGGAATATTGAACCGCTTAACCGTCGAGCTACGGTCAGCAATAGAGGTATAAATAGAGAAGTGACGATGATCAACTGTTGAATCAGTTATATAGTTAGCACGATGTACCTGAAGGATACAATCTTTACGAGTATAATCCTCGGCATACCAGGAGATAATACCGTAGCCCCAGATGTTTGTACCGCCTAGTCCACCAGGCTTAAACAAAATCTCATTACCTAAAGATTCAGCTCCAGTTGTTGGGTTATTAGCTAATATCAGTGCAGTAGTATTATCCGTGACCCCCAGAGTTATGGCGCCAACATCACTAAGAACTGCCGTTGAGTTCTGTATTAACTTACCAGTAGTACCATCAAAACGAGCGATAGCATTGTCGGTAGATGAACCAGGGCCAGTTACTTTTAGGTCTGTATATGCCTTCGTGGCGGCATCTTGAGGATTAGTAGGATCGGTTAAGTTAATAATCTTAGTATTATTCTGATCTGTCTGCGTGGTACGCTTCATTTTCTAGCCCATAACCACAACTTTGAGCGCATTCGTAGCTGGAGCTACAGCGAAGTTAAGCCTCACTACAGTCGTGGAGAAGTTGGTTATATCACACTCTACCACTGCGTCATCAGAGGCTTGCCTGACTTGCGTAATAACTTCTTTAGTGCCTAGGGAGTGAGTTACATCTATTTGAGTAGCGGAGTTATCGCCAATGGTGAAAGTCTTCTTTACGGGGAAGTTTGCTAGGCCTTCTGGAGTAACTGCCCGAGTCGTATCAGTACGTGTCTCAGCTTCTGCCTGTGTTGCTAACTCTACAACACCCGTGGCAGAGGCGGTAGCAGCTTGTTTAATGTTACTGAAGGCAGTTGCTGCATTGGCTACATCAGATAGGTTGTTGCTACTAAGTAAGGCGCCGACTAGATTATGCTCTAACACAGTCCAGCTTGTACCAACCGAAGCTTCAGTACCGCCAGCATTATCAGCTGTGGCAATGTACATATCACCGACTTCAACATTCTTACCGCTAGCCCCACCAACTTTGCCTGCCACACTTACAACATAAGCATCACCCTTGGAAGCTGCAGGATAGTTGGGGTTAGAACTGGCGTCAGTCGAGCCTTTGAACTCGAGTAGACCAGTAACAGACGCATCCACATAGGTTTTAACAGCTTTCTGTGAAGCAATCTTTACATCAGAGTTAGCAGCTAAAGTTCCATCAGTGTCCAAGTAAGAGCTTGGCAACTTAGCATCTAATTGTGTTTGTATGGCTGAAGTTACACCGTCAGTATAATTAAGCTCTGTAACGGAGGCAGTTATACCATCGAGGGTATTCAATTCAGCAGCTGAAGCCGTTAGGTCACTAATATCGGTGACTGTTAAGGTCTCAACGGCCACTATAGGATTGGCGGGATCGGTGGCATCGACATCTATATTATTACCAGCCACTATGGTCTCCACTACACCACTACTGCCCTGTACACCAAGATCTAGCCAAGCTCCGTTAGCCCATACGTAGATAGTATCATCAGTTGTATCGTAGTAAATTTGACCCTCTATGGGTGAAGATGGGGCAGAAGCAAGAGGACCTACAACCAGGTTCTGTGCTTCGTTTTTACTAAAATTGACATTTGAGAGGATCTTCATAGCTTATTCCTTTTTAATTATAGCAGTTAGTTACATACGATCTTCCCAGTGAAAGATGATGAGAATCTGGCTATTAATTGATTGATACTTACATGTTCAACGTCGGCCTGTACTTGTTCGCCAGTACTATCAGTTATGGTAACCGCTGGATATTTAGCGAGGCTGTGTGTGACTACAACCTCATCGCTATTAGTAAAGTCTTGAACATAGTTCTTATCAGTAGCGTCGCTACCTGGTGTACCTTGAGGACCTTGCTCTCCCTGGATACCCTGGGGTCCACGACGTCCAACCTGATTAACCTGTAGATTCCTGACTATGCGTTTAACTTTGATATCACGCCTGCCCTGGCTGACTCTGATATTTCTAGTAGTTTGCTTAACAGTGATGTTAGACATCTAAGACACCCCGGGCACTTCACATATCACTAATTGGGGGAACTCGCATTCGCCGTCACAATCACTAGCGTTAGGCAATATATCTACCGTGCCGTCATCCCAAGTAATCCTCACATAGTAATCATAGGAGCCTGGGTTGATGGCAGTGTCATTGCTACTTAGATCAGCTGTAAGGCCATCAAAAGCTACAGTTGTAGTCAAGACGTCAGTTGTACCGTCTGTTGCTACGAACTCGGCTGTAGCAGCCCCTTCTTCCTCTACAGTGATGGTTAAGCGCAGGGTTTCACCTTGCTGGAGCTTGATATCTTTCATTAGCTAACCTCCGGTTCTAGAGGAGGTGTTACGTCCTTCTTCTTGGGGGGTTGCTCTGGCTGGGTAAACTTATACCTAATATCGGCTATATTGTCAGCTTGAATTATCTTAAATTGATTTGTAGCCCGGCATGACGAGTTTGAGCATTTAATCTCAGCTATTATTGTTCCGTAACTCCAACCTAAGTGCCGAGAACAGTGCTTGCAAGTTAATTCATTCTTCATAGTTAGCCTCTCTCCACTCGATAAGTGGTAATACAATTACAATTAGCATGAAGCGACGCACTATCAACATCTGTCCAGTTATTGATAAAGACTTCTCCGCCAGCTTTTACCGTCTCACCGACAGACACGAATGACTGATCAACTAAGACTTCGGTACCATCCAGCTCCTCGCAGAATGGACAGGGGTCTGATCCTGTGGTGTGCCATACTTTATAAATACTATACCCCGTTTGCTCCATTATATTGTCCATGGCATAAACAGAAGCTCGGCCCTCTGATAAGTTTATCTCCGTCCTAGCCAATCGCTGGACCCTGTACTCATTCTCTGGTCCTAAGATAACTTCACCTAGACGACTCTCAATATCAGCTTTTGGTAGACCATCTAGTATAGACTGCCCGACTACTTGTCTAATCTGTTCAGCTGTCTGTTCAGCATAGCCCGTGCCTATCTTAGCCAGATATTCCTCATAGGCTTTGCGCTGAGCTGGAGTAAATTCAAAGCGTTTTATATCTTCGGTACTTAAACCTGCTTGAATAATCAAATTCATGCCAGTATTGACCGTTCTATTGCCATAGATGACCATCAGCGGGATCATAAGGGCTAACATTTCAGCTGTGAACTCTTTATCCTCTTCCTCTGTAGTGTCGCCATAGGCCTTTTTCTTGATAGCTTGATCTATTTTCTGGATAGCTCTATCGACTTGGCGGCTCATCTGTCTACGTATTATGCGGGCTAAGTGAAACTCGTACAGCTCTTTGTCTATTTCGGATAGCTGCTTTTTCTTCGCCTTCTGTGGAGACGTGATAGCCGGAATCTCCTTAACACGCTCCAGTCTTCTATCAACATACTCTACGACCTTGGCATACATATCAAGCGGCTGTTCTGGCGTGCCTCTAGCCTCTTCTGGAGATAGCACCTCGGGCTTATCGTTATCTATAACAGGCCTCTTGCCATCAGTCCTTAGTAGCTTGTATGTAACTGGTAACTGGAATGCATCCACAATAGTATCTAGTGAGTAGCCAGACATTGTGAGGGTATTAATAAGCGTGGCCTCTATATTCTTGCTCTCGCTCTCCACTTTAGCTTCATCAGCTACAACCGGTATTTCCATATCAAAAGAGATTCCAACTCCTGCTCCTCCAGTAATGCGGTTTATCTCGTGCGTGAACTTAGACCATATCTTTAGTGTCATGGGGTACAGGGCGTATTTAACAAACACTTTCTCAGCTACCGCTACTGAGGCATAGTTAGAGTTAGATAAGTGTCCTCTGATCTCTTCTGGCACGCCATACACTGAATCTATCTTCTTATTTACGTTATCGAATAGGTCTTTTAGAGCCATATCTTTGTTGGCTGTACTGAATGGTACCCATTCGATCTGTGAATTAAGCGGTGTTCCATTCTGATCAGTAGGGCGGTGTGTATAAGTAATATTATTATTCTTACTTGCTCCTCTGTGGCGAGCCTGGAGGGTATCAACAATGTCATTGAAGTCACCTACTGTCTTAGCTGTAATAATTAACTGCCCACTCGGCACGGCTCCATTTTCGAAGAAGCCCTTTTGGTAATCGCTTATATAATCATCTATTCTAGTCCACCTGCGAGCCGCGCGTGATGGGCTGAATCCACCTGTAATATCTTCAGGGTTTATACTCTTTAGAGTTACTACTTCGTCGTCAGTCAGCGTTTCACCGTTAGACATCATGTAATCACGCTTACCGCCAACAATTCTTTCGGTGTAACCCTCCATAAAAGTAAAGCCTAGAATGCTATCTACATTGATTCTAGTGCCTTTGTGATGGACTCTCAGTCTGACCTTGTCATGTACTAAAGACGTTACAGCTAGTGCCTCCCTAAAGTCATAGGCACTCATGTCGGTGTTGGGTGTGTAAACACGATCTAATAGGTTGCTAGCCACTGGTTTGCCATTATTGTCTATGGTATAAGGCTCGGTTTGGGCAAAGCCATTAGCCAATTTAGAGATACTGGAGTAGCCGTTTTCATATTGATTGTCGTGATAAAATCCGTAAGCGCTAGAGCCGCCTATGCTCCGCCAACCGATCACATTGTTTAAATCAATATTTTCCAAGGGGTCGAAAGCTTTAGGGAATATCCACTCTCGTACCTTTTTTCTTATGTCTATCAAAGCAACATCCTGTTCTTAGAGTCTCTATTAATTATAACAGCGCACAAGCTCTATCAGCGAACGCCAGCCCATTCAACAGGTTTAACATTAAACAGCCTGTTCAGCAAGCCGAGTGCCATAACCGTATCATCGTGATAGCCATCGGGGGCTGAATATGAAAAACTCCCGTTTGCCCTCTGCTCATAAGCGAAGATGCTTAACTCGTCTAGTAAAGTCTCGATATGTGGATAATGAATGCTCATATTGTCCATAGCTACAGACAGGTTTGATACTAATTCTTGCTTAGATGCGCTGGTGAACTTGAATCCCTCCACATCTAGGCCAGCACTTATGAGATCGTCGAATATAGAATCACCTACGCCGGTGGCATCTACAATCCCCTTAACACATTTGAACTTGTTGTAGGCCGCTATGATTCTGCTTTTCTGCAATCCCCAATCTATTTGATTAAACCTTTCGTAATACACCACTTGGTTGGTATTGAGATCACCGATTAATATAACGGTAAAGTCCTGATGTTTGGCAAGGTCAGCAGCTAGGACGTACCTGCCATCTCTCGGTTCTGTGAGCAAACTACCTCGTACAAGTATATTGATATTCCTGAACACTGCCCCTGCGCCTTCTATAAACTCGGCTAACATCTCCTGTTTGAAAGCTTCCTGCGTCATAGCTCTCTGGGCTGCTTCAATCTCTTGTGGCGTCCAGAAGGGCGAATCGTAGCACGAGAATGAATAATGTGGGTTGGAATGGTACAGTTCTTTGAATTTATTATTCCCTTTTGGCGTTCCGATAATCCTGACTCTGGCTTCCTTAAGCATGGGATATAATGTATTGTCCCAAAGGTTAGCCTTCTTGAATATTAGCCCCGCCTCATTGAGTACGCCACGTGCATAGCCAAAACCTTCCATAAGTTCAGGTCTTTCAGCACTTCCGAAGTCTATATATGCTCCATTGTATAAGTGCATAACTTTGCGTTGTTTGTCCCAATGGCAATTCTCCCAATGGTTCATTTTCTTAAGCTCAGGTTCGAAATACCGATCTACGTATTTTTGTATATTACCCTGAGCTGTATCTACCCACAATGCTGGCTGACCTGGATTACTATCCATCTCCTGCAAAAGCCATGTAACGAAATTATAAGTTTTACCTGTACGCCGACCAGCCTTAATACACACAATTGGGCTTTGATCTAGATATGCAGCCTTAAGGAATGTTGGGACTGCTACTATCGGTTTCTGGTTTGTCAGCAAAGACAATGGTGGCTCCTCTTATTGGTTCATCTCCACTTGTTAGGTCTAGGCTTTCCCGGGCTTTACCGAACGAACGATTCAGTAAGCTATCAATAGCTTGATTGCTAGCGGGCTTAGTTGTCATGTAATAAAAATGCTCATCGTCATCGTCAAGTTCTTCGTCTAGATATTGCTTTATTATTTCAGGGTCTTCTATTATCTCTGTCCACCGCTTTCGGTTCTTGCCTTCACCTTCTGTCCGTATAACCATCAAATATTTTTCGCCAAGGGCTAGACTTAACTGAGCATTGAATAACCGATCCACGTTTTTATTTACACGGTCAGTAAAAGCTTTCTTGGCTACCTTCATTTCCATAGTAGCTTTATTCATAGAGCCTCTAGGTCTACCATTGTTTCTACGACCATCTTTACGCTTTGCAATAATTTCTTTTGTAGATTTAATTTCTTCATGGTCTAGCATATTCTTATTGTATCACTTTCCCGTTCTCAATACGTTCACTCCCCCACCGCTTCAACCCCTTCTGTTCGTAAGATGTTCGTACTTAACAGATCTAAAACAGCTTTTTTCGACCGACAACCCCCCTGAAGGGAAGTGGTAGCTAACACCTTAGACAAAAAAACAAGGCTATTCCCTAGTATCGATAGGGGAGTGGTCTATACGCGTGTGCAGTGTACTCATACAGTCCTCGCTTCCCACTTATTTCTAGCCTTCTCAAACAGAACTTGACGTGGAGTTGTATTGCCTAAATTAACTGATCCTTTGTCTCCAATATGGTCACACTGAATACTATGGTCTATCAGACAATCTAATCCTTGATTGCGCAAGTATAGGCAATAGTTGACATCGCAACTCAAACCAATCCTACCTACTTTGTCAAATGGCTCGAAATAATGGTTTCTGTAGGTATCTGCATTGGTTAGGGCACAATAGAATCCCCCGGCGTCTATATTCTGGACCCCGTGACTAGGCATAATTGATATAACTTCATGAGGATCTTTAATATTGTCGACTTTCCAGGCCCCCAAGTATGGTGTTTTCCTACGACCTAATTCAACACCCTCAACATATTCACACTTTTCATTATCGTTAATAATCTTTAGCATCTTATTCAGAGCATCAGGAGGATAAGTAGTATCGTCTTCTACAAGCATCACATGTTCACAGTCCTTTCCAAGATAGTGTTTGGCTTTATTGTGGATAGCTGAGATCCGGTAACGTCGGCTGTCTATGTCTTCCGCTGGAGTATCACCAAAGCTTATAACTTGGATCCGCTTGAAGTTTATAGAATCTAACCTACGATCTACGGCTTGCTCTAATGCTGCATCGCCATCCGTGATTATTATGAGTTCGGTGTCTGGGGGCTTAATTAGTTTAGCCAGGCAGCTAAAGACTGCTCGGAGGTACTCAGTTCTACTGATGGGTAGGATGAGGGTTATCATCTTGTTATAACAAATATGATTATGGCAACTGTCAATGAGGTTAGACTTATTATAAAAGACACGATTGATATTACTAATCCCATGTCCACTACTTTAATAGCTCCTCATATTTAATTCTTAGACTCTCCGCATCATATTGTTTGCCTATCTCATAGGCTCTAAGCTTGGCTTCTTTGCTAACGTCCAAGTTATCCAGTCTATCTGCAAGGCTTATGGGCTCGGCTGAATATACCTTTATTAACAGGCGCGTCATAAGCTCGGTAGATTCATATGCTTCTACAAGCCAGTCTTTAGGCAAGACTACATTATTCGGCTCTATGTCCGTCATAACCACAGGCAAGCCCGCCAGGAGGGCCTCACACATGCTAAGTGCTTGGCCCCCGTAGCGTCGTGGCAATATCAGGGCATCAAAATCAGTATATAAATCTGCTTGGTTTTCTGGGTTAGTGAAGTCGTATATAAGGCGTGGGTCTGGGTGACGTTTAACATCATGCTGGGCTTTGATTGTTATCGTAAAATCGTTGTTAGACTCCCATCCAGGATTGGCGCTTAATTCTAGCGCTTTATATAGGGATTCCAGGCCATTGCGATCTTCTGCTGCCGTTTTGCCATTCATAAACAAATATTTACGTTTGTCCTTGCGTTTTAGGTTTATCTCCCTAGCCTTTTTGAACTCATCCTCAAAAATAGGGGTTGGCAGGTACTCAGCTCCAAACTGATGCTTCATTGTCGAGTACATCCAGTACGAGGGGACTATAACTTTATCTGGTAGGGGATATAAGCTTGCGAAGGATGGCTTAAAGTAATCCCAAAACTCTGGATTAGCAACACAGATTGTTTTAACTTTCGCTTCTTTAGCAATGGTTGTAAAACGGTTATTATAAAATGTTTCGCAAGTAATTACTAGATCCAGACCACTTAAAAAGATCCTTATTTGCTCATCACTAGGAAAGCCATCTATTAAGGTACTCGGATATTGCGAGTACCATGGATACTGTTCGTTTCCATTAAACTTAGTGCTGTCTATCAGCATTACCTTATCTGGTTTTAATAATCTAGCAAGGCGTAGGGTTTGGCCTTGGCCTAGACCAGTCTTATCACACCTCGCAATAAGGCCTATTTTGGGCATACTAGTATCTTCTCCCATAGATATAACCACCCCTAGACGGCACTCCTAATATGTGGAGATTAAACACCTCTGCTAGTTTCGCCACCATAGCTCCAAATGTGTCAAGACTACACTGATCGAATTCTAATGTTATATATTTAATACGCTTGAGAGTTTCTGGTGATGCCCCAGATATAATTTGATGCTCAGCTCCTTCACAATCTAACTTTAAAACATCGCATTCAGCGATCTTATTTTCTGTAAAGATATCTTCTAAGGTTATACATTCAATTTTTGTATAACCCCCCGATCTTGGATGCTCAAATAATGAGGAATTGCCCCCCCTATTACTTATCTTTTGGCCTGATCTATCCGACCATACAGCTTTAGTGATTAGCTTTATATCTTTATCCTTGCCATTGATCTTAACATTTTGTTTAAAGTAGTTGATGTTATTTGGCTCAGGTTCATAGGCAATAACCTTTATACGAGGTTTGTCTTTTTCACGATCATCATTGAGGCTTGCAGCATACACAGAGACTGCTGCGATATTGGCCCCTATATCTATTAGTATACCCGTATCCCAGAAATCATCATCCGTGATCTGGTAAACATTCTCCACCCAAGTTTCCTTAACAACTTTATAGTCAAGATCGTGGTCGTCGCTCGGATCATCATTGCTATCTCTGCATATAAACTTATAGTCGTTTTTAGGGGTAAGTATGATCATGCTAATCCTACTTCTTTTAGGATTGTTTGGGCTCTATTAATATAGGTGTGGTCTTGGGCAGTAATCTTTTGAGCCATCGATGGTATTACTTCATATGGGTATATCTTATATACCTCAATCGTTAACAAGCTTTCTAATTGTTGCCAATTCCCCCATTGATACATAGGCATAACTGCCTCACTATATATTTCTCTTAGAGCATTTATTTGGGGCATTACCAGGACGCCACCGCGTCCTGTTGCTTCTGGCACTCTATCACTCCAATATTTTGAGTCTTCTTTCTTCAGACACAGAGAGTCACCGACTGTAACCTTTGCACTGGCATAAAAATCATTTAAGTCATCTCCTCGGCTGATCTTTGGGTCATCCCCGCCAGGGTTCTTAAAGCTCCAGCCGTTGCGCCTACACATCTCTCTGAGATTATTAAGCAACTCCTTTCGATAAGGCCAAACTTCTTCATGATAGCCATGACCATTTGATCCCACGAAAGCCACATCGCAAGCATATTCTTCACGGAACTTGCCGAAGTGACAAGCATCATGCCGGACTGCCGGTGGTAGCCAGATGTGGTTCTTGCCAAACAGTTTCCATTCCTTGTTATGATCACCATCTGCGGTAAAGATATAGGCTGTATGGAACATGGGGTTTAACCACCATTTGCGACCTTGCCGAATCGTAGGCCAAAAGGTATCTAGATGAAGAGTAGCCGTTGGGATTCCTTTATCAGCACACTTCTTAATAATTGTTAGCCATATATCTAGTGGTATAGCATTATCCCAGGTGCTGGTTATAAGCAATAGGTCAGACTCTAGGGCTACTCGCTCAATAATCGGGTAGCTCGTCTGATTCTCTTGAAGCTTTATTACCTTATGACCTAAATATTCAAAGGCCTTGCGTACATCGTTCTCTGTAGACCACTCTGGAATGAAGTTCCCGATGTAGGCGACTTTCATTTGAGCAACTCTGGCGTTTCCCATATATTGCCGATGACTTCAGAATATTCAGCCCCAAAAATCAAAAATCCACTTACAGGACACTCATCGTTATTGGAGTACATTACCCATTTAACCTGGTAAATATCAGCCTTTATCTTTTCACCTCTGTAGCGACTAACAATATCCCCCTCATAAATCTCCTTGCCGTTTCTGTCGAGGAGGCCGGTGTATTGCATCAGCGTGTGGTCATAGCTCGATACAAATTGATAGAAGTCCATAAGTACGCTCTTGCCAGTTTCCATTTCTTTGGTGATGTGATTCCACACCCGAAACTTAAATTCACGCATATAGCTCCTTAGTACGGGTAATACATTTGCATTTGTGATGCTATGAGGTATTGCCAAACAGCAAAGCCTATTATGCTCATTAGGATGCTCACAGCTACTAGGTGTTCGCCTAATTTTCTGTCTACCTTCTCGTCTTTGGTGAGCATTATAATACCTATAATGAATCCTGCTAGTGGTATTAGTACTGCTAGCAATGTATAAGTACCGTAACTTTCGTGGTCTGTGGCTTTTACGTTAATATTTTTCATCATTAATCTCCAATAAGGAACGCGCCAACCGTCAAGCTAAACGCGTTCCTTGCTAGTTTTAATAATCTTGACGGTTGTACCATGATCTCAGTCTATGTCTTTTGTACCGACTTGTCAAGTAGATAATTCTTACTGGTAGGGATCCAGGCTATACCTCGGCTACACCATTCCGACAATTCTTCTAAGTTCCTAATTTCATCAATCTCAATCATGCGCCTTATGAGATTTAACCTTCGTACCCAGTAGTGTTGCTTAGGCTCCAGGTAGAAGGTCTGGGGCAGGGAGGTCATAATGATTACTTTTTCGGGGGTTAGTATAAATGTTAGTGTTCCTTGATGATATATCTGAGATATCCCACTCTGCATATAATACGTGGTATACCATGTGAAAGAAGCTTATGCAAGCTTATATTATTTTGGCGAGGAGTCTTTCCAGCCAATTCGGTAGTTTCTTCTTGCCCTTCTTAAAATCTATGTGATTAGCCATCACAGTCTCCCCATCGTTAAGCGGTCTATTGCATTAGCGCCACCTACATAAGCCAAGCTCATTATAAGCCATTCTAATGGATCTCTGGCCGTATATAGGGCCACTAGACCGGCAATATAGCAGCTAGCGCATAAATAGCATCTAAGGGCCCCCAATATCTTTATACTACGAAGCCTGGCAAATATACCGAATGGTCCTGCCGAACTAGTCAGGATCAGGGTTAGAGAATAGGTAGCTAATACTCCGATTAAGACTTCCATTTTCTGAGCTCCTCTACTATTCCATCTTGCACTACAATAGGAAGGAGGTAATCTCTCCTAAGGCCTGCAGTCTTTAAATAGTCATCATGCTCTTGTCGTCTCTCTACATCATATTTGGTATTAAAAACCTCAATGCTGACCCCACTCTGCAATCCGTAAGCCTTAACTCTACGCACAAGGTGGCCGTTTACACCACATTCACAACCGTATATATAAATTTTAATCATACAAACCTGTGGTTACACGGCTTCCTAATGGTCTTATAGTGATGGCAAATCCTGTCCAGAAGTTGCAGGTTGTTTATATCCCTCTTGAGTTCTGGGTGGGCGCCTTTCCCAATGATGTGATCCAGGTCCAGTTTCTCACCTTCGTATGCGTCTCTAAAACAACACCTGCATGAGTTCCCATCTCTGGCTATAACAGCTGGTCTAGCGACCTTTTCAAGCCACTGCTCATACTCTATTTGCTTTTTAGATCGTCGTCTCATCGAATACCCTAACCAACTTCCTATACCTCCGCCAATTGGGCCAAAACCTCACCACAAAATGTAGAATACTATGTTTACGCTTCCAACCTGATTTAGTGAAGGCTATGAAGTCTCTCATTTCGTCCCCATCCCTGCTGCTAGAGCTAGACAGAGGACGCTTAGAGCGAAGATTACTACTGTGGGAATTTGAGAATCATTATCCCACATTTGTGAAACGTCGCTAGCCATTGGGAACATGATTCCCCCCGTGCCAATAATTATTAGGAATAGTACCCAGTTCATTTATCCCCCTTTTTACTTAATCGCTGGCGTTCGGCTTGGAGTTCTTTTATGTAATCATTAGCTGTAATCAAAAATGCGTCGTAACACTTATTCCAGTGCTTACGGAAAGGTATAACACCGCTGTTACTCCCGTCTTGATATTCTACAACTAAATTTAATTGCTCAAACCCAAATTTATTTTCCTTCTTCAAGTGCTTTACCGCCTCTATCCTAGCGTCTAGCCGGGCTTTAGTGGCGGCTTGAGCACCTGAATAAACGTCGCCGAACTTTGCTTCAACCATTCGGTAGATATTAAGTTTTTCAGAGGGGTCGTTAACCCAGTCATACTGAGTACTTATATCCAGTATGTAGTCCACTAGGTCTGATACATACACTTTCTTCTCCACACTATTCCTTTCTTCTTGGCTTGATTCTTAAAACGGTTATATAAATCTATACAGGGTTTATGGTTGCAAGGCTCATCACTATCGTCAGGGTTTGGCATCACTTTCTCCATGTTTCCCCGTCATCGTACGGATTTACCCCATTAACATATTTTAGACAGTTAGGACATTTAGAACTAGATAAGGGGTCTTGGCCTACATATCTTGGTTTTAAAGACTCTTTGTATGCTTTCCAGTTTCTACTATCTCCTCTGGACAAGGGAATCTCATCGCTACAATCACGTCTGACTAGCCATTTCTGTTGTGGCTTTAGACATTCGTCGAAAGACCAGTTACACCATTTTATCGTGTTACCCATTGCTTACATCCCTCTTTGCGCAAATTGTACGAACTAGAAACTTCAGGCTCTCCCATAAGCCTAGACGTTTATATCTTACCCTGAAGTTTACTTTCTTGCCTTGCTGTTGGTATCCGTATTCGGTTGTAACGATATGGAATCTCGACCAATAATAGTTAGATACTCTACCATCAGGTAGCTTGATGTTCTTGGAACCTACCTTAGTGAAGGTAGGGTTATAAGATTTCCACTCATCCATTGCTTACATCCTTGTCTTTAACCCAGAAATTATAAACGTACCTATGAGCCGACAGCCACATAGAGCCAAATTCTGGACCTCGTTCTTTGAGTAGCCGTTTTTGGCGTGGTAGGTCGTCCATAAAGTCAGTCATAACTTTTAGCTCCTGGTCTTTGGTAATATCGGGGCTGGGCATTTCGCCAGTCATTTCTTTGAACACTTCAAGCACATACCAATTATCAATCTCAGGCTGCCACTCTTGATAGACTGGCTTGTCCAGATAGTATTTTTTTATTAACTGAGCTTTATTCATTCCTGCCCCTTCTCTTTAATAGAAGATTGAAGCGTGGCTATTATTTCATCAAAGAGCCCTTCGTCTTCTGGTAACATGTAGTCTTTAAATCTGTCTCTAATTTTTCTAGTCTGGTCTATCCGCTGCTCTATACAATAAGCCTCTAGCTCTTGGATTAGGGCGGGCAGGTTTTGATGGAGTTGGGGTCCCAACTGATATTCTAACGGGTAACTAGCAGCGGCTTCAGCCTCGCCAATCCAGTTAGTGAGAAGGGTGTGTAGGTCTTTCACAATTTATGCACCTTCTTGTAAATAAGTATCAGCAAAACTATCGTGAAGCCATCGACAACACCTCTAATAAAATCAATGCTCACCTTACTCTCCCTTCTTTTGTAAAATACCTGATTTGAATAGTCCAATTGCCAATTTACAGACAGCATCTTCTGGAGTGTTGGCATAAGACTTGGCCTCGGGCGCACCAAAAACATACGCTAACCAATATTTATCTGGGTTTGCTTCTGGGTGATTGTCAAAGAGGCTTGTTACCGTAATGTTTCTTTGTGGTTGCGTTACATCATGCAGCTTGCATAGCAGATAGCCAAGGTCGTAGCGGATGTGCTGATACGCAGCATCTCTGCCTTCTATGTCCTCCGTGAAGAAGTAGGGAGTTTCCCACCCACTAAGCTCGTGTAGCTCTTTGCAAAGTTCTAGTGAGGCTACGCTCATAACTCTGGCTCCCTAATCATATCAACTGTTTGCCCTGCTAATTTATGGGTACAATCGTCTAAGTACTGGATCTTTCCATCCCGGATAAATGAATGGCAGCGAAAGCCATTGCGGAATTTGCCATCTTTATCAAACTTAGGGTCGGCCTTAGGGTTAGGGTCTTGCCAAACTAGATATGATGGTGAGAACGTGGGCTTCTCTAGGTCACCATTAAACTCCCATTGAACGGTTGAACTAGTATTTATTTCGTGATGCTCCTCGCAACCAGGGCACCAAAACGTAAAGCCACCTCCTGTGACGGAGTAAAGAACTTTGGTCATAGCTTCTCCTTCTTTACTGGAGTTGGTTTGAGGGTGTCAAGTCTATGAAGTACCCCTTTCAGAACTTGCATCGTGGCGTTATTGTCCTGCACTAAATCCCTCACAACACTAATTAGGTACGGATGCTCATTAAGATTTCCCGGCATTGTTTGTGACCTTTTATCCGCAATCCATTTATCAAACCATTCTTTAAGCTCTGCAATATTCATATCGTATATTGCGTCACCCATTGCTCCCTCCAATCCAAGCCTTTAATGCCTCTTTGCACTGAATAACAGCCGCCGCTCCATCCAGGTTGTTAGCCGCCATGAATCCAGCATGTTGCTCATCCAAGATGGAGGCTATTGCAGCAGCAATTTGGGCTATGCCCTTATCGGAGAGTTTGAAGTAGTTTTTAGATGAATCGACTGCCATAAATGCAGTGCCCCTTAGCTCCATCTCACTTAACGTAGGTGCTTTAGTGGTCATTTCTTTACTCCGTATAGCTCATCTATGGCTGCTTTCATTTGGTCTACTGTCTGATTGTGTATGCGTCCGTGGGTAGTCTTGGCCGCCTCATTAGTGAACTTCTCAGGCAACGTGGCGATTACTTCCTCGTAACTCTTTAATACAGGCTTGTCAGTCATGCCGTTACTCCTTTCTTGGCTTGATACCTAGTCTTAGCTCTATCAGATGAACATTGTTTACAGCTTCTTTCTTCGTAGCCACGTCTGTTCTGTATATAGCTGTTCTCGTCTGTCAGCTCGTGGCCTTTCTTGCACCAACCCTTATTCGGGTTCAAGGCACTACGCAAGCCTCGTCTAGTGTTCTCTTTGCTCGTCACCAACTCTAAGTGTTCAGGATTAACACAGTTACGGACACGGCATAAGTGGTCTACTTGTAACCCCTCTGGTATTTTGCCTTGAAGCTTCTCTATAATGTATCGGTGGGCAGAATGTAATTTCCAATTCGCCATGATAATTCCATAGCCGTGATTACTCTTAGCCCCTTTCCATAACCAACAAGTATCAGTTATTTCGACTTTAGGCATAAAGCGTGGGTTCTCTGCGTTCAGTATTTCTATAGCGTTCATTTGTCTAGCCCGTAAAGTTTGTTAATTGCCTTGGTCACATCTTTAATAGCCAGAGCGTAACCCTCTAGTTTGCACTCAAGAGGGTCTGTAGTCCCCTTATTAACTCCAGGTGGTTCTGGTAGTACAGCAATAGTGGCTGCGTGGAGGGCTTGGAGGGCTTCCTTGACGCTAGGATGAGTCAGTCGTTCGTGCATCAACTCTGCACCATTAGCCATTACTAAGTCGTCTAGTATCTCGTTAGGCTTACTCATTTCAGAAGCTCCTTATTCTCGTAATATTTCTTGTTTCGAGTTTTGTTGTGGCATGTCATACAAAGCGTCCTTCCGTTGCTAATTTCATACCTAAGTTCTTTATGAGTACTCCATCTAAGGATATGGTCTGCCTCGATGTTACCCGTCGTTCCACACCAGACACATGTAAAGTTATCCCTAGTAAATACTGCCTTTTGCCAAATCTTATACGCTTTGTTGCCTCGACCACGTTGAGTTTCTCTGGTGATTCCGCCCTTCCAGCTGTTGTGCTCTTCTGGCCCAAAACGCTCCTCTCGAAATCGTGCATAGCAAGCTGTAGAGCAGAAGTGTCTTCGCTTCTTGGCGTAGGTACTAGGAGAGCAGTATCTTTCGGAACCGCAGTAGTCACAATTATAGGAAAAGTGAAGACTGTTAGCTTGTCCGATTCTTCTTTTAGTTTCTTCACTATGCTTATGTCCTTTCTGGAAACCTTTAATTCCCTTTGGCATTGTCTAAAAGTTCAGGGTTAGTATAAATGTTGCCGATGACTTCACCCTTGAAGGCGTGGAACATCTCTAGTATTTCACCAGTGTGCTTGTTATCTTGCTCGATGGCTACGAGATTAAAGCTTGCATATGCACCAGTCCACTGGACAAGGTACTGGCAGCCATCGCAAAACCATAGGTCATCTTCATAGATCTCTTTGCCGTTTTTGTCGTGGAGGCCGGTGAATTGCATAATTTTTGTCCGATAAGACACGTTTTTGGGTGGTTTCTCTCCATCATCATAGATATCACCAAAAAAATCTACAGACAGCTTGATATCGCCAGGATAGTACATTCTCTCTTCAACTGAGTCCCACGCTCTAAATTTAATTTCTCTCATCTCTGAACCTCCACTTGCTCCCTAGGTATCGGCTCTATCATGTGGTTAATCACTTCGTAACCAACATACAGGGCTGCTATCGCTCCCACAATGAAGCAGATGGTACCAAGTACCAGTTTGTCTATAAAATGGTTCTGGGGCCTTCTAGATGGGTCTGAGTAATAGGTTTTCATGACCAGGCCTTATAGACAATGGGTTCTTTAGTTGGTGATTTTGTGAACTTGCCATTGGCCCCGCGACTAACAACCTGAATTTCATGCTTGATGCCATTAATAAAGAACTCCGTAAAGAATTTCCTAGTATCAAGTGAGTCTATGGATTCCATCAGAGCTTTCTTCACAAAGTGGTCAACTAAGTCATCGTCCCCCTCAATGTCAAGAGCTATTGCTTCTTTGCCATTAACTGATAATTTAAAAGTTTTCTTCATCCTAGCTAACCGCCGTGTAGATTAAGATTGTAAGGGCTGTAGACCAGAACAGTATCCCCCAGGCATCTTCGCTAATATTCAGGCGGCTCATAGATAACTCCTTTAGGTGTCTTTTTGTAGTATTTAATTAATAACATGTTGAATAGAGCCGTTTGGTGTTTTTCCTGGGCGAATCTGGGGCGCACAGGCTTACGAACCCTAGTGGTGAATTTACCAGTTTCTTTATCCATTAATTCTCCCTTTATTTATTAGTAAGACACATAGTGCTAGTAGAAATATCATTCGCTTGCAGCTAGTGGTTAAATCTAGCGTTTCTGCTTGGGAGTCTCAACCCGCCCCTGCACCTCAAGTAACCAACTCTATGGTTCAACCGTGTTTTCACGAACCACCTTTTAGATGTAGTCTCTATTTCTACTAGCATCATATGCCCTACTTGCTTAACAGCGTGGTCGGGCACCCTATAAGCGCCGAGTAGAGCAGTCGTTTTTGCTCAGCCTCGCTTCCCAATCCATAGACTGTCGGTGGGTCGCATGCCCAAGGTGCCCGAATCTACCGTTAAGCGTTAACTGGCCAAGAGCTGGTAGTAAGACGAGGATTTGCACCTCGCATGAAAGGGTACATCTTACTGCACACCCATCACTATTGATTGTGTCGAGCCTAGGACTCTTAGCGTCTACCTATTCCGCCACTTACTACCAGCTCTTGAGGGCCGCTCAACAATCGAAGTTGAGTATCAGCTACCTGCCAGCCCAAACTAGTAAGTAGGAGAGGGGCGGCATGTACGGGAGGGAGTGGCTAGTCCCCAATTAGTTCCTTGCCAGGACGACCTCAACTACCCCACACTACCCACTAGTATTTTAGCCAGTTAACTTTGAGTTGTTAATTCTTATCTAGGGGTTGCCAGCGATAAAGCTGGACTTAGAATTATTTAACTGCCTTAAAGTACTCTTTCTCAAATTGGTAAAGTACTTTCTTAAGCTTTTGCTCTACCTTAGCTAAGGGATTATCCTTACGCTCCATAAGAGCAAGTCTATTCATCATATCGTCGTTTAGCGTGATGGTGAGTTTGCTGAATGCCCCCTCTGTTACTAGAACATCTCTATTTGCCATGACTGTCTCCTTTATTAGTGACAATCCCTAGATAAGTTGTTAATAAGAGAAGTTAAGCGCCTGCTACCACTTTGGGTGCATATTTCCCAAGGCGCTGCTTGTTCTCTTTTAGTGTGCCACCCTTGAGCTGTATCAAAGGTATGGCTACATTGTACCGTCATTAGTACAGGCATGTCAAGCATTGATTATTATGTTTCTGTGTACAACTCACAGTAACTTGAATTGCTTCCCGGTGTTACGCTTGGGAGTAGCTAATTCTTTAAACCATTCTTGGTCGCTCCACTGTCTCTGGTATTGAGTATTCAGCCAGTTATTCAGTTGCGAGTCTTGGGCATACCAGTGGCGATTGCATAGATACTTTCTAGACAGAAAGTCGGTCACGTACCCAACACTGGCTTGGCCGCAGAAACATCTAGTCGTTGAAGGGGTCATCGGTAAGCTCCGTGATCTTAGTTTTGTCGAAATTAAGCAAAATTTCATTGTCCTCAAAATCATAGCCACGGTTACGATTCTTCTTTATTGACACTTCGATTTTATCTGGCATAGCCTGTTTTCGGTTTACCATCAATACTATGTCGGCGTCCTGGGCGATGTAACTAGAGCCCCGCAAATCGTCTATGTTCACTCCCTCACCTTTGCGTGTATGAGAAATGACTATAATCGGTATCTGGTGATTATGAGCATTCTTCTGAAATTCTTTTGTAATACGCCCCAGATCCTCGGCTACATTATCCAGCTCCCTGGTGAAGTGGTGTAGGTGGTCAATAATAACCAGCTCGGCCTGTAGTTCTTTTTTAGCATTCGCGATTAAACCATCAACACTACGCCAATCGAACTCCTCGCTTCTTTGGTACGCCAAGAGTGCCGCGTGATCTTCGAACTCATCATCAACATACAACATGCGGCTTGTGAGTTGTGGGCGGGTCATCTCCATAGTTATAAAAACAACTCTGTGCCCCTGTTTGAGAATATTCGCGGCCACATTGACTGCTAGTGAGGTCTTACCATTGCTGGTGGCTCCGCCTATAACTATTAATTCTCCATCTACGAAACCTTTCGTTAGTCGGTCAAGACTAGACAAGCCTGACGACAAGCCTTGCATCTTCCCCCAATTTTTGCGTAGTTCTTTGGCCTCTTCGATATAGTCTGTTGCCAACGTCAACTCATACTTAGCACGAAAAATTTCAGCATCGCTAGCCAGTTGTTTCATTAATTCACCATCGAATCTTTGGCGGTCCTCTGGGTCGAGTTTGTTAACCGCCTCTACTAGCCAACTAATATTCTTAGTCATATATCCCCCTCTTTGCTTTTTGGTACCGCTCATTATGGAGATCTAAGAGACGCCCCTGATCAATAATTACCTCTAAAAATAATTCGCAACTCTGACATTTCGTAGATGGCTCAAGTTCACGACAGCCTGTTTTATCTTTATGATTTTCGTAGGCTTCTCTGAACTCCGCAATTAAGTATTTCTGGTCGTTAATCTGTTTAATACACCAGTTTATGTATTGTTCTGGGGTCTCGGTGAGCAGCTTCATGCTACACCCCTTTGCTTCGCCAATTTGTCCAAGAGACTCTCTTTCATCGGTGGTGCTTCCATCAGCTCAATTATCTTTGGCCAATGATCGGCTAGATCCACTGGTTTTGCTATGCGTACCTGGTACTCTTTGGGTTTGAGGCTCAAGGCGAACTCCGCCACCTGATTTACTTTGTCAACCCCGTGGCTTTCTAGCAGCCCCACTATAGCCTCAAGGTGGATTGTGTTTAGGAAACTGCCGCCGGTGTGTTCAGTAAACAGCTGGCAAATGTCCTTGGCTTGGGCCAGCAGGTTTTTGCTCTTCTTTTTTTGTGGTTTAAAAAAGGTTTGAAAGCTCTCCCCTTCTTTATTCTCTGTAGCTATATTCTTGTTAGAGTGTTCCCGCTGTTGTTCCTTTGTTGTTACCGCGTTGTTACCCAATGTGTTACTGGGCGCTTGATAAGTAGCCCATTTACAGATGTATATGGTGGTAAATCTGTTGTTACTGACTAGTGTTACCATTTCGGCTTTTTCCAAACGCTTTAGTGCCTTATATAGTGTTACCGGTTTTAAGTTACAGAGGGAAGAAAGCTGAAACCGCCCACCCGAAAAAGTGCCTGATGTTTTATCCACAACTCTTAGTAAATCTAAGAATAAAAGCCTTGCTGTATTGTCTTTCATCAAGAACTCATTATTGTCTATTTTACGGTAAAGCTTTACCCACCCGTTGCTCATTTTTGTTTCGCCTTTTTCTCAAGGTACTTGAAATAAGCTTTACCTAGTTTTGTTTTTGGCAAGATTATTTTTATTGGTGTCATAGAACGTAAAAAGCCCCTTTCGGGGCTACTTACGTGATAAACAAGCTAAGACTATATTAGCACATCTAAAACGTGGGTCAAGCCCCATTAATGTATCTGGAGCCTCGATAAATGCTTGTTTATCAAGACTACATTTACCATACTCCCCATAAGCATTTTGGTCAATATGGGCTATATAGCGTTTATAGTCACTGCCGTAACACTAGACTAAGGTTAAAGGCCCAGCCTGAGGGTTCACTGCTTGAAACAGGGAGGCAGACTGGGCAATTACATTTTATCACGAATGTCTTGACATTATTAAGCATTGTCGGTACAATGTATATGTAGCATAAAAGAAGGGGTTCACTGCTATGAATATACCAATTAAATACATCAAAACTAACTACGGGATACACTTCGTCAGGAGTGGTATTCTAGGCCTCAGGATGTGGCTCTACGATAGAGACGCGCTGTGGTACAGAACCGTGGGTAAATATTGTCCACATTTAAATTACAACAATAGTGAGTGCTTGGATTGCGCTCTAGTATTGGAGAGTAGCGATGAGTAAGCAAAAAGTTTGGGATGTAGTCGCGCCAAGGGATGAATGGGAGAGGAAATATTGCCACCTCGAATACCTAAGGATTGGATTATTAAGAAAACTAGCTAAGACCATTGAGGTGAAGTAATGAATGACTTAGACGAACTGATACTAACTGACCAACAAAAAGAAACCATCGCAGATCTCAAAATACAGGCCATGCTGTTCGGAATGGACATTGACCTTGAGACCCTCAGCTTAGTACCAAAGACCCGTCAGGAAGCCTCTACGTGGCTCACACGATGGAAAGAAAAGGTAGCTGAAAGTGATAGGCCGCAGACTTTGGGACTGGAGGATGTAGATTATGAATGACGAAGAAAAACAGGTAGCAAGAGTCCAGACCTTTAATATCAAGCCGAGCCTTACCGCTACTAAAAAGCTTGTAAATGAGCTAATGAGATATGTCGAGGACAATAAACTAGTAGTCAATATCGCCGGTAAGAAATACCTGCAGGTTGAGGCTTGGCAGTTCACCGGTTCACAACTAAATCTGACAGCTATTGTTACTGATATACAAGACGTGTCTACGACCACATCAGTAGCAGGCAAGCCCACTGGAGTTATCCCCAAATACAAGGCCACAGTTGAGGTTATCCACAATCCAACCGGTCAGTTAGTGTCGAGGGGTTTTGCCCTGTGCTCAAAAGCCGAGAGTAAAAAATCTGGCTTTGATGAGTACGCAGTTGCCTCTATGGCCCAAACTAGAGCCATTGGGAAAGCGTACCGTAATATCTTGGCTTGGCTACCTAAACTTGCAGGGTACGAGGGTACGCCAGCCGAGGAGATTAGTGATACCGTTAAAGAGGCTATGGAAACTGATCTGATGAAATACAAGCAGGACGTTCTAGCCAAGTTCAAAGAAAAGGGTGTAACCAAAGCCACCAAAATGATAGAAATAATTAACCGCTCTGTAGGCAAAGACACTATTGATAGTCAGGATGATGCCTTTGCAGTGATAGCAGAGCTTGATAAAGAAGATGTGGAGTCAGGCGATGAGTAAGAAGTATATTAACTACTCATATGGACAAGGTAAACGTTGTCCATTTTGCAATAAACCGATCACTAACTACTCTACTACTTGCAAAAAGCACTCCACGGGCAGAAATGTTTTTAAGAAAGGTGAAGGTCATCCATTATGGAAAGGGAACGAGGTTGGCTACTATGCACTACATAGCTGGATTGAAAGACAGTTAGGTAAGCCGCAAGAATGTGCAAACTGTGGCTCAACTGAACCCAGGAAATATGAGTGGGCCAATAAAAGTGGCCAGTACTTAAGAGAGATTAGTGACTGGCTTAGATTGTGTACTCCGTGTCATAGAAAGTATGACAATAGCCGAAAAAGGAGTTTAGCAAATGAAGCCCGATAAAACGCTGGACGAGCTCTTAAAGCTAATTCACAAAAATGTACGAGAGGCTTATACACTGCTTCAGACACAAGACGCAAGTTCCCTATCCACGATTGCTAGCACCTTGGCTATGCAGAATTTCAGCCTTAGCTACTACATTGCCGAGCATGAGTTTGATAGTAAAAGTCTAGAGGCTGAATACAAAAGACAGTGTGCCATTACCTACATGCAGGAGCGCGAGGGCGGGGCTACAGAAAAGAATGCAGACGCCAAGGCCCGTATTAAGTGGGCAGACCTACAAAAGGAGTACCTCACTGCCAACAAGGCTTATAGACTATCGAAAAGCTGTCACGATGACGTTGAAAACTTAATAGATATAGGGAGGTCAAGAATAGGTATATTACGCCGAGAGATTGACTCTAGTAATAATCAATAAGGGAGGGTGTATGAACAGTGTCAAACAAATCGAGAGAAGAATACTAAAGAGATATAAGCGGGCTGTAGATGATGATAAACTACTAACTCTAAAAGTATGGGAAGCTTATGGGTTGTATCTCACCACTGACCAGAAGAGGAAGTTTATGCAGATCCCAGCTATGGATATAATAACCAGGCGGAGGCGCGAGCTAAAGATTGAGTTCCCCTTCAGCCCCGAAGAAGAGAAGCGTCGCTTTAAGCACTTTATCGGCTTCCGGGATGAGTTCTCAGTTTTTACCGATCCACAACTCCGATATGCTCTTGAACAAGAAGATCTTCCTTTTGAGCCACCATCTAAGAGCCGGTGGTTTAACAAATTAAAGAGGAATAAGGATGCGCTATAGTGATTACACCCCTCCATCAAGAGGAGAAGTTCTAAGAGCTACTATGATTAAAAGGTTTGGCAGCGAAGAAGCCTGGAAAGAATGGATGCGTGAGATCGCCGCTAAAGGAGGCAGGCAAACTTACGAATCCAGCCAGCTAAACAAGGTTAATTTTAAGGCTAATCGTGAGCTCACCGCTCGGGTTGGGCGAATCGGCGGGACTATCTCACGCAGAAGGAAAAAGGCCAAGTGAGCGATCTATAAAGTGCGGTGAGCTAGAGCGCTCGGGGAAGTCTTGAGCGCTCTGTTTATTTAATATATAATTAAAGCTTTGGAGGTAATAACGGCAACCTGTTGAACTATCCCGCCGACCGATGACATTAGCCAAATACAACATAGACTACCTTGATTTAGAGAGTGCCAAGAACAAGCACACTCGGTTCTTTTTTCATAAGGAATGGATAGGCAGAGCTCCGAGGTTATCTAAGGATAATATTAGAGCAGCCAGAGCCTCGCTTTATAAATTCATCTGTCAACCGTTTATGGTGGCGATGATTATTAGATTAATAAAATAGTGGGTTGACTGGTAGAGTATTTTACTTAAGCAGCCGAAACTAAAATAACTACGCTTCCTATTCTACTTAAGTAACATACTAATAAAAATAGACCACCAAGGGTTCAACTTCTCGGTGGTCTATCTAATATTACCAGATTATTGATTTTCTGGCTTTTGGTCAGGTCGGTTAGGCTGTGCCGGTGTGTTTGGTTGGTTAGGTTGACCGTTGCCTTTGTTCTCGTCTTGCATATCTCACTCCTATTTAGTTTGCACTAGGAGCTTAACAGATAGGACCCTGGCCAGCTGTGAATTATTTTACTGAACTACGCTACAGAATCCGGTACAGGCTCAGGCTGTCTAGGGAATGGTAGAACATTGCTAGCGGGTATCTGGAGCTTATCTAGAGCTCGTTCTCTAGCTAACATCACTGCGTGCTCATAGCAGTCCAAAACCCGCCTCGTATGCTCCTGTGCATCCACAGAGCCATTGTAATAATCGAGGTAACGGCCTGAGGCTTCTATTAGTTCGTTGTTAATTTCACCACCCATATTAGTAGTATACGCCTACTAGGGGAGGGCAGTAGTTAACCTCTGGACTGTACCCAGTTCAGTAACCAAGACAATACAACGGCACCTACTAGGGCCCAAATAAGTGATTGAATATCAAACTGTAGTGCTGACCTGTCTGTGTCTGTCAGCAATTGAGATACCCAACCACCGATAAATGCACCTATGATTCCAACTACTATATTGCCAACGATTCCTTGTCGCGCATCACGGTCAGTAAGCAGTGAAGCTAACCAACCTATAAGTCCTCCGAGCAATATGGTTATTAGTATCCCCATTGGTTCCTCCTTATTTATTGTTCTAACACTTTGCTTGGTGCTGGCGTACTCTTATTACCAACTGCACCCACAACCTTAATGGCACCACATGCAGCAAAGCCAGCCGTGATTCCTTCTACCATATCTAAGTCGGGGTAGTAGTGAAAAGCTCCAAATAGGGCACCTACCACGACAGCGGTTACTATAGTAGCTACTACCCAATAATCTTTTGCCCGAACACGGTTAATCAATTCCGTTATACCGGCGATTATTAGGCCGAGGAGTATATATTTTGAGAAGTCCATAATTATTTTCCTTTAAAGTTAGTTGGTAATGGTTCGTCTATAGGTTGAAGATTAGGGTTAACGGTTGTGGGCGGTGTAGTCTTATCGATACATAGTCCATCCCTTAACTCCTTACCTTCCGGTAGGACAAGTTGTAGACCGTCTATATTGGGGCAGATGTCCACCGGAGGCTTGGGTGCATTTTCTTCACACCACTTATCGCCATCTTTCGTAGGTTGGCCGTTGTCTTTGACAGGGCCGTTATACGGGTAATCTCTGACGTGCCCGTCGTGAGAATGGTTATTATCGGCTATTGAGATAGCCTCCCATGGATTGCTTTCACTGCTCGTAGCGTGACAGATATTATGCTTAGGCTGTTGCCCGCCATCGTTGCCGTGGGCTACGACCACTCCACTCATGATTAGTAATAGAGATATTAGTAGGAGAAACTTTCTCATGCTTGCACCTCTCTAGTTACCCAGAAACTTATCTAAAGCTTTATCGAGCTCTTCGGCCTTAGCCTTTAGCTCTGTCTGGTCTTGGCCACTGGAAGCCTGATTGTATTTATCCACGACAGCCGTATGCTGGGGAGCTCTGAGTAGATTGCCTAACATCTTAGCGTCTAAGGGCTGGTTAATGATTGATTTCATAGCGTCGCCTCCATCCTGTTTAGGGTCAGGCCACAGAAAGAACCCGGCTAAGAGATGGGCTGCTATATTCTCATCGACTATTGTTGGCATATTGCCTCCTTGATTATTCTTATAATACTCTACTGGGTCAATAGATTGTCCTGGTCCTGCGATTTTTCTGACTTCATGATGAGTATGAATACCAGTAGCTAAACCTGTCATGCCCAGGACACCTATTTGCTGGCCTTCGGTCACTCGTTTTCCAATCATCATCATCTGGTTAGCAAAGTGGCCAAAATAATAGAACATACCGCTATCGCCCTTAAGGATAACAAAATTGCCCTCTAGGGTGGCTACATATCCAGCATTAACTACGGTCGCATTCTCGGGGGCGAAACATAGCACTCCTTGTTTACCAGCAGGCAAGGGAGCTATATCGATACCTAAATGTTGCGGAGAGAAATAAGTCGTAATCTTCCAGTCTGTATTCTCTCTACCGTTTAATGGGAATCTCATAGTTCTATTATACCCCTAACTATTGAACGCCAGTATTAAACCAACAATAGTCGCTATACCACCGAGGCCACCCAACAAAAGCCCCCAGCCCTTATCTAGTCCCGCGCTCTTTCCGTCAGTCCGGTTCATTCTATCAGCCAAGATATTGACTTTTTCTTCTAGGGCTTTGTGCTGTGCATTATATTCTGGTATGCGAAGAAAGGTAGTAGTCTGGTCGGAGAGAGTTTGCCTGAATTCATTAACCGCGTCAAAGCGTTTCTCGCTGGCTGTCTCGGCTTTTGCCACCGCCTCCTTTGCGGCAGCTAGTGCCGCAGCAACCGCTTTCTCTTGACTCACAAGAGCGGCTTGTATGGCCTTGTCATTATCAGAAAACCGTTGGTCAACATATATTTTCCACGACACTACATCTTCACTCATTGCTATAATGGCCCACTCTTACAGGCTTTGCTATCTCTCTCGATGATACGCCAGTTATCGTCACCGACATATCGATATTCATAGTTATCGTTGTCTGGGTTGCATCGGAACTCTACCTCTCGGCCATCTTGCCCAGGCTCTCCCTGCTCACCTTGAGGGCCTTGAGGTCCAGTTGCGCCCGTTGCACCAGGAGGACCCTGAATACTACTTCCAGTATTTCCTATGTTGCCTTGGTCACCCTTATCGCCTTTAGGGCCAGGGAAACCCTGAGGACCTTGCGGTCCCGTATCTCCCTTGTCACCTTTAAGACCAGCCGGGCCTTCACGAGTTTTGATGTTGGCTATCTGACTATTAAATTGGTCTCGGAGCCTGGCTTCTATTCCCTCTCGATTGTGCACTAGGTAGTAGAGGGTATAGCCGGTCAGCAATAGCAAAGCTGTGGCAAGTGCGATTGCTAGTAGGGTGAGTTTCTTTTGCTTCATTATGGCCGTAGGTTCACTATTAGTATAGCTTGTCCGACAATCATTAGAAATAAAGCACCAATTAACCCCCAGAGGGTCTTATTGCGTCTTAAAAGGGGCCGGTATTCAGCATTGATGTCTTTAACGGCTTCTTCTAACTTTTCTTTAAAATACGTTTTAGTAGCTTCTAGCTGAGCTAAAGTAACCAAACCAGAGGTCTGATTGAGAATCGTTTTGAGCTGAAGGCCCATTGAATCCAGTTTAGCGTCCAGCATCTGGAGCTGGTATACTTTGGCCGCTTGTTCTAATTCTGACTGAGTCTTACCGGCCATATCATGCAAAGGCTTCAAAGGTTATAGGGTAACTACTATTAGCAGCTGTAAAGTTGAGAGTAAAGCCGTAATCCCCACCGCCATTATTGTCAAAAGATACCCAGCTAGCTTTAATAATCTCGGTAATAGAACCGCTAACCCTAGCCAAGTGGCTGACACAACGGTCATTGAAATAGCGCGTTCGAGCGCCCGTAGTATCTTGAAAAATAGAGTGAGCTTTGTTCAAGGTACCATCAGTGAAGCCTGTAGAGAGCATGACAGTAGTCTCGTTAGTGCCCGAACGACTACTGATAGTAAATCTTAAGTAACTCGGTAAAAAAGTTAAGCCTCCCACTGATACGTTACCAGTGGTACCTTGTGAAAACGAACCTACTGCAAATGACATTTTGTCCTCCTTTATTTTATAAACTTCCTAAGCAGCTTCATAACTCCCGGTTACAATCATGATGTCTGTATTGGCCCAGGTATGCGGTGTGGTTGCGTTGACATCATTCATATTAGCGCCCGATACGGGTGTTACGGTAGTCGTTGAAGCATATCTAAGATTTCCAGGGAAGAAAGCCGTACCAGTGTCTTTATAGCGACAAGTGCTAAGTATGATGTCATCAGTGTCGGTCAAAGCTGCCGCCGTCACTGGTAGACTCACTGTAACAACACCCGTAAATGCACCAGTTACGTTCAATCGTGCCTTGAAGTATACCGTCTTGCCTATTTTGATGTACTTTGCGTAAGCAGTAGTGCCAGGGGCATTAGTCCATGTAGGAGTCCAAGTCTGCCACGCCCAAGTAGTACCCGCACCAGTTGACAATTTCTCTGGGGTAATGGCAGATGTAGCTATTCCCGAGCCGTCAGCTAGAGACTCTACGTTCTCTACAATATCATTCAGACTAGCCGCCGGTAGTTGGTCAAAAGGCGTAAAACTCATTCCTGGATTTGGCAGTGGTGACATTAATTATTCTCCTATAGTCCTATTATTATTATAACAAGTGTTAGTTAGCAGTCTCTTGTAGTAGATAGTATCTCCAGTTAGTGGTTCCTATGTCAGTGATTGGAGTCAGTGCTGATCGATTTTCGACAGTGAAGTAGATGTTCATAGCATCGATACTATAATTGTAAATGATCCCCGGATAATAAGTTGCCCCCACTTTAATAGGTACTACGATGGGAGCAGGATAATATCGATTAGCAGCAAGATAGGTGGATCCGGTCCCATTCAGATAAATGATGGCTGCTGGTATATATCCTAGACTATGGGGTACGGTTAGAGTATCCGTAGCATCTTGTGCTAAGGATGAAATTACCTTACTAGCAGTACCGGAGGCAACAATCTTAAATACATTCTGGCTGCTATTAAATATAAGTTGGGCGTCAGTGGCGTCAGTGGCGTCAAAGCCAGGCTTAGCGATTTTCATACTAAAGTCTTCATCCATAGAATTTATGAGCAACCTGATTTTATCGTTTGAGTCTCGCCCTACAATACGGTTATTATCTTGCTCAAAAGCTAGTTTTCCGTTAAGGCTGCTCTGGCTTTGTTGCCCTGTCCTGGTTATTTCCATGATAAACTCCTTTTATTAAACATAAAGCACATCCGTACCATCTAGCTCTGAGACATCCAGTGTGAAGAAGTCATATATAGTAGTCTTTCTGAGTCTTAGGCGTTGTGTAAACTTGCCTTCAGAGACTATATTTACCTCTCTACGGATCACATAAGGCCCGCTATAACCATCTATATCTAGCTGAACTACATCCGATATTTGAAGGGCACTATTGCCCTTTACCTCGACATCTATAAGGCTACCAAGATCCTTATATTCTCTAAGCAAAGTCTCTACCCTCGTTACGGCCATCTCCTGTGTCTGAATATAAGGATTATCTATCTCGTAGACGCGTTCCTCGAACTTATCTATAGATTCTTGATCTTTGTCTGAAGCGGTTATAGTCTCAGTCACCTTTGCTGGGGTTCCCCATAGGTTAATCTGCACTAAGTAAAGCGTGGATAAACCTGTATTTGTGAATACCATCTTCGCCGATTTCCCAAAGGCATCAAAAGAAGTTAAGTCAATATCACTAGATGGATCCTCGCCACTCTCGTCTACTGCACTGATAAAGAATGAGTCTTGCACCTCAGATGGGGAGAAGGACGGCTCGTTAAGGCTAGTTACCGGGTCCGGAAGCTCGGCCCATACAGTAGTCGAAGCTCCTGCCGCCAGTATGGTTACTTGGCTACTACTCCACACACTCTGCAGAGTCTGAACCTCTCTGATATCAGCTTTCACCTTAACGCTATTTATAATACTTTGTTCATCGCTGACAGAGTAATCGATAATATTGGACTTATCAAAAGAGTAAACTATATCAGTATTTAGGTAAGGGTAATACACGTTCTTAAAACGAATAAGTCCGAGTTCATCCATGTACAGGCTGCCTATCTCTGCCTCAATCAGATCTTCTACTACTGATCCAAATTGATCCCCACGCTCTGTATAGAAAAAAGGTATGACGTTTTGTCCGACGTCCAGTACATATTGATCGGAGGTGAGTCCCATAATGCCGAACAGATAAGCTAAAATCTCATCCGTTGTTACATTTTGCAGCAGAACTGTCTCGGTAATATCTCTATCGTAGAGAAAACTCATGAAGTCGATAATATGAAAAGTTGCGGTTCGCGAAGCCTTATCTATCTCTGGCACAGACTCACTTAGTCCCACTAGCTGCTGAAGGGGCTCATCTCCAAAGCCTACTCCTAGACGGAAGGGACGGCGCGGTAGAATGTATTGATCAATAGGGCTACCACTGTTAGGCGTAAAATACCCATCATAGTTATTAAGCGTCACATCGCCATAAGCTTGAACAATAGAGTATGGTTCTGTCTCTTCTCTAGTAACTTCTAGGCTGATAGTTCGGTCAGTTAAGGGCTGGTAGGCATAGATATCCCAAGCGGTAATTGGATTATCATCAAGAGAACTTAGTATATCTGGCCCATCGAGCAATGATTGGTCTAGTGTAAAAAACACCACATCAACATCAAATGCTTTGTCAAAGGATGCTCTTGTATTCCAGGCGATCGGGCGCACAGAAGATTGAGCCAGCACGTCAAATTGAGGAGTGCGGGCTTGCATTAACTAACCTCAGGCAGTGGGTTAGTTTCTCGAAAGCCAATCTGTACTCCCATCACATCACCACAATGGTTCCAAATGCTCTTCTCATTAATAGTCATCCGGACAGGTACGTTGTTCAAACTGTAGTATGGAATTGATAGTAAAGGGTAAGAGTAATCCGTAAACTGGGCATTATAATATTCCCTTATGGCACCATATTCGGTTTGTGTCAGGCTATCCCATTTTAAGGACCACTGGTTAAAGTCATTATCAACAAAATCAGTGTAAATAGTATTATCCAGCGTTATTACGTCAACCGCATTCTCTAGATTCCTATTAATGAAGTCCAGTTCTATAGGAGGCAGTTGTAACGTGCCACTGTTGTTTGTTAGAGTTGCGATTATCATTAGATTGCTCCCTCTCCGATAGGGCTAAGATGTTTAGCTCGCAACTCCTCATTAACTCTCTGTATTAGGCTACGTGCAATGTCTCGCTCATCGGTCCTAGATCTCGACATAATCCCTGACATATTTACACTAACAGTCACATTACTCTGATTACTTGTCATCGCTGAGTCTATCTCGTGATTAGGTATAATTTGAGCTCCTCTTGGTAAGTTCACTATCTCTGGCCCTTGCTCCCCTACCCAGGTGGGGCCACCGCGCCAGAAGTTTGTACCCATAGCATTGCCTGGAAGCCCAGCATTGTACGCCTTAAGCCGTCTATCATACTCAGCCTGAGTTATGCGTCCTTCGCGCTTAGCCTTTCCAAGAGAGGCTATAAAGTCAGCTCTACTATCACCGAATGAGTTAATAGAATCATTCATTGCACTAAGTTCCTTTTGTAATGCTTTACCTGCGTTGTAGACTTCCCATATAGCAGCCAAAGCCGCTGCGATTGCGATAGCTGGCATTACCATTGGGGTGGAGACTAGGGCGCTCAAACCTTGGTAAGCTGTGGTTGCGCCTCCAATGACTGACTTAAAAGTAGACAAAGCTCCCTCTAGTAACATTGCTGTCTTAATAGCTCCAAATACACCCACAACAGCCCATAGGATAGGTTCATTATTAGTCAGGAATACAAAGAGATCTCCAGCCCACTTTATTAGATTTTGGACTACAGGCCATATGATATCAAAGGCATTCTTCAGTGCTGGCAATAGAGTGTTGGTAACATAATTAGCAGCTTTCGGTAAGTTGACTTCCATCCAGGCCGTTAAGTTCTTAAGCCATAGTTGGAACTTATCAGAAGCTACAAAATCTGACATTTTTTGAGCTAAAGGCGTAAACCCTTTGACTAAGGCGCCGCCGATTGCCTCTTGTACATCGTTAAAGCTATTCTTAAGTTTTGCCAGGGAGCCAGAAAACGTACCACCAGCAGCTTCAGCAGATCCGCCGAATTCTCTCTGTAACTCTTGTAGGATAACTTTCTGCGCACCAGCAGTATCGCCAACTCCAACCATTTGTTGAATCAGATCTTTCTGGCTCTCTGTCAATCGCACCCCGACTCTCTGCAAAGCAGTAGCCCCTAATACTGGATCTTGCAGAGCCTTACCAACCTGAATTGAGGTACTCTGAAGATCTTGCCCCATTGCTGTAGACATATCTAATACGGCTCTTGTAGTGTCGGGGAATACGTCTTTACCGATGTTAGTAAAGGTAAGAAGCATATTCTCAGCTGATCGTATAGACTCATCACTATATTTAGTCTGCTTTTGTAATGATGTAGCCAAATCTGTTACTACCTTTGCGGTCACTCCAGCTACTTGATTTGTTGATTTAAGTACCGCTTCAGTCTGAGCAATAGCATCTTGGCTTTCGGAGAAAGCCTTTACGGTCGCTTCACCAAAATGAATGATTTCTCGTACAGCAAGAACGGAAAATAATATTTGCCCGAATCTTTTCAATGCAGCGGACGCTTTACTAGTCCCATGCTCCGTATGATCAGCTATACTATCACCTGTTCTTTTGGCTATAGCGTCAGCGTCCTTGGAGTCTCTCTTGAGTTGATCCGTTAGAATACGAGCATCATAGCTGATAACGCCGACCGATGCAGAGCCTAACATATTATTGTGCCGTTCGCATATCTTTTATGTAATACTTCATAAGATTTTCAAATCTGCCCTTTTTCGTAGAGTTGCCTGCTAAAGTAGCAACTGCCTGATCATAAACGTGGCTACTATGGACCTTTCTAGCACCCTCCACAAACATGCGAACTTGTTCAAGAGTAATAACATCATTAAAGACGTCTCTAATTGCTTCCCAGCCGTAGTAATAACCGAGCTCAGCAAGACCTGCCCACTCCTTTGTTATTAAAGCTGCTCGTTCTTGCTCACGTCTAGCCGCTTTCTCCTTATGCTCAGGAGTCATTAAATCTAATAAATTAGCTGACTTCTGGGGTTCCATTCTCGGCCTCTTTAAAGATTTGACTAAGCAAAACACTTACTTCGCCGTCGCTTAAAGAAGCTACTAGGGCGCGCGACTTGCTCTGGTCCCCACCGTCATCAAATAAGCTAACAAATATATTGCTTAGTTTTTTGCTAATCTCATCGGCTTCTTGGCTTTGGGCTTCGGGCAATTCACCATTGTTGGACTTCTCGGTATCTGAAAGCTGTTTCAATCGCCTCATATATTGGGATATATCTAGTTGCTCAAGGTTACCCAATCGCCTTACTGTATAGGGATGCCCGTCAATCAAGACATGCTTGCGGGTTTTTAATTGGCTGGTTTTTAGTTCTAACAAAAGAGACTCCTATTTACCTACTCTTATTTTAGCAAATAGGGGTTGCGATATCTGTTAGCTTACTTCAGTGGTTTGATCTTCAGCGTTATAGAAACTATCTTGAGTCAAGTTGCCTGTGCCCATACGAGCTACGTTGCCGTCATCATCGGGTTGGGCAAAGATCGTGACTTCAATTGTTAAGTCATCGGTTGCGTTGTAAGTCGCATTGAAGTTCAGTTGGGCTAGACCATTGTAGATATGTATATCGTTATTGTCTAACGGTTCGCAAGTAAAATGAATATTAACCGGTCCTGCATCAGATGTGACACAGGTATCTGAGTTAAAGACTACATTACCCGTCTCTTGTTCTCCTGAAGGGGCATTGTATCGTGCAGGGAAGATGTTCTTCAGATAGTCCATTGATGGTAAGTACATGGTGAACATCACCTGGGCTGTCTCTAGGACTCCGCTCGGCTTAGTAAATGTACCGCCTAGCGTTGTGCGCTCGCGAGTACCCTCGGTTATTTCGACGGACACTTCAGAAAGCAGTGACGACGGAATGGTGATCCCGTTGATCGCTACTTCTGCTGGGCCTCCAAGTACGGTAGGGTTCATATATTTTATCTCCTTATTTAATTATAAAGCCTCACAGCGTACTGCTGCTAGGCCTTTTCGTAAATTACTTCTGCCCCTAAACGGTATATGACCCTATCGTTCTCGTCTAAGCCGAGGTTCTCGATATTATCCATGGCCGTTATGCGGGCTCTTTTGTATTCTCTATTACTCACTCCAGGGACAGCCGGTAAGGTACACAGATCATCATAGTTATCTGAGAAGAATGTCCTAATCTTATCTAGTATATCCATCCCAGTTAAATCAGATGATCCTCGACTGTACAAATCAAATCTCTGTACACACCTGCGCCTGCCATACGTTGCCTCACCACCCCTAGAGAATATAGCTATGCCTGATTTGTCTAGGGGTAACTTCTCAAAGAAAAGATCAGTATCTATAGCCGTACCGAATCCATTGTTTCTAAGGTACTCCAGCAAATGCAAGGTTACCATTAAAGACTCCCCAGATACCGTCTAATGTTACGTGACGTTGAATCTCCGGCATTCTCCAAATAGCGTAGTGAGCTCGGGGTCTTTTTGTTTTCGTAGTGTCGTCGTTTAGCATAGGGTACTGAGCCACCACCAAAGATGACCTTGTAATGGGCTTTGCCCTCTCGGCTTATCCTGCCGCTATTCACTAGCGCGCGTGAGGCTTTAGGGGCTAGGGTTGAGGCAACTCGATGTATATCTGTAGCCATCTCCAGCACCACAAGATCTAGCTTCCTTTCGGTATCGGCTTCCCACTTGTCTATGTGAGAGGTAAATCTGAAGTTTCCCATAGCTTCTCTCTCTTTAATGTGACGGCATAGAACTCTAATGTACCTGTGTCGAAGTCATAGCCTTCGACCTGATTCTCTATGCGATACACAGCTGGCTCGTGGTTGTCTTTCTCTACTCGGATGGCATGACCTACTAGATTGCCACCAACAGCAGCTACAAATGGCTCTGTAGGCCTTATATGGATGGTTGATGTTGAACCAAACGACTCCATATTGTCAACCTGAACCATGCCATCCCTAAGTTTCACAATGCCATTAGCAGAGTACTCATTCACGATTGCATTACCGCCAGAGCCACCATTAAGTTCCAGGAAAGTGTAATCAGTAGTTGCGAATAGATCGAAGATCATCATATCCCCAAGCTACTGCACCATGGCGGATTATGCCTTGGTGACATTGACTGTATCTATTGATAGTCGAACTGTTAGCAGTTATGAACTCGTCATAGGTAGCACCATCTTTGTAGGTAACAGTAAAATCTTCTATTTTCTTAGACTTAACAGTGTTATCTGCAGTCTGTTCCACACTGCCCTGATTGAACAACTGAGCCAGAAGTAGCTGTAGGTCCGTAGGTAGGGGGTTAAACCCCCAGTCAGCGTCTACAACTATCTTCTGTCCACTACGTCTTGTGTCAAATTCAATGGCGTTATACCACGAGCCGTTCAGGCTATCATTCTGCTTAATAGTGTAATCACCTTCATCAACCTCATCTCCATCTATAGTGACAGAGTTTAATTCAGTGAAGGGATCAACGTAGACAGTCCGATAACCTGAACGTGACTCATAGGTACGTTCACCATCTTTTCGGCACAAATCTACACAGAGCAGTTCTTGAAGACGCTGCACCGCAATTTTAAGGTAAAGATCGAAATTCGCACTCTCGGCGCTAGTCAGGGAGCGATTAAGTAGCTTGGCAAGTTGTGCTTCAGTTAACATCTCTCACTCCCTATTGATTAGCTTACTGCTGGTACGAAGTCGAGTAGTACAAATGAACTATTGCGAACTGGCTTACCCGCAATGTCACAGGCAGCACGCAAGGCGCTAGCATCTGACGTAAACAGGTTAAGACTGCCCACAGTGGCTTCTTGGCTGAATAGAGTCTCAAGGCCACCGATGGTAACTAGTTCGTAGTCGGTAAAGTCGCCCATGACTACCACACCATTGGTAACTTCTTGGGAGATACGGACATTAAAGGTACCCAAGGCGCCAGCAGATACCTGATCGCCAACAACTTTGAATACATTGTTGCCTGTGGTATCCACAGTTGTAGCTAACATGCCCCATGTCTGACGGCTTGTAACCATAGTTAGGGTATTATCGCTGTCAATGTGTCCATAGGCCCGGCCTAAACCGTCTTGAATCTTAGCAGCTGTAAAGTCTGCGACATTTACCACACGGTCACCGGCTGCGACCAGGATAGGTACAAGGCCGGTAGGTGCGAATACATCACCACCACCAGTAGTAACACCAGCGAAGCTTAAGATAATCTTGTCTTCGAGCTTGGCGTACTCACGGGCAATGTATTGGATGATTGATTGGTAAACAGCCAACGGAGTTCGCTTAGCCATACCGTCGTACCAAGCCACGATCAGAGCGTGTTCCTTTGGTTCGATAGACAGATGTGACCAGGTTGGCTTATCCTCTTGCTTAACTTCCTCGGCACCGACAGGCTGGAACCCGTTACCGGCAGTCTGGATGATTTGTTTCCAAGTCTCAGCTCCAGTAATATCAATACGCCTAACTAATTGTCCAACGCGGCCAACATTAGTGTATTCCTGCAAGATGTCCGTTGAGACTACTTCAGTCTGGAAAAGACCTGAGGCGTCGGAGAATCCGATAGCTTTTTTCTTCAGATCACGATCTTCACTAGTATCGGCTTGATATGCTTTTTCGTTTAACTCTGCTAGGGTGGCTCGATCACCAGCCTGCAAAGCTAAGAACTGCTTAACGAACAAAATACGCTGTTCGTTCTTGCTCATCTTGAGCTCCTTTTTAACTGGAGTAGGAGTAACTTCTGGGACATCTTTAACTTGTTTTGCGATTACTGAATTCACGGGAGTTTCCTTCGGTTTAGGTGTTACTGTTTTTGGTGCTGGATCTGCAGGTGGGTCAGCTGGTGCTGGCGCAGGATCTGCAGGAGGCGTATCGCCCTCAGCCGCATCGATCTCATCTTGCAACTTCTTAGCTGCAAGCTTCTTCTCTTTCAATTCTGCTTCTGTCATTGAATTACCTTTCTTAACGCTCTTACTGACCTCTAAGACTCGTGCATCGCGGTTTGCGCCTTTGAAGACCATAGAAAGCTCAACCATTTCCGCGTCGTAAATAACGCCATCTACAGTATAAGAATTCGCATAGTCAAAAGTTCCACTAAAGCTGTTGCCAAGATGCCCCTCTTTTGCAAGAGTATGAGCTTCTATTCCGCGGCTTAGTGTGGTGAACCCGACGACTGTCTCAAGTTCATTGTCTGCATTTATAAACATGGATCGGACTGAACCGAGTTGTTTTTCGACTTCCCATTTATGATCTAACAGAAATGGTAGGTCTATAACATCAGCT